GCATCAAAAATTATTGTGATTCTACTTTGAACTGTTGTGTTGTTTACGGTTGTTGCCATTTTTTTTCACCTTTTTAGTCATAGCCTTCTTAGGCTTCTTCTTAACTTTTACCTTATTATTGCTTAGTTGTAAAATAGTTTTATCCTCAAGATTAGGATCATTAGTATCAATTGCTTTTTGATGATCGCCTATTAATTCAAAAATAGATCCTGCCGTAGCCATCGCTTTTTGTGCATCTCCACTTTGTGCTAAAACTTTTGTCATTATATTATTCGATTGAACCATTTCGTTTCTAAAACTTTCAGTTGCTGCTGTTGTTTGGGATATTTTTCCTGAATTTTCTACTAAAAGTAAGGGTAACCATGCTATAGAACAACCCCATTCCTGTACATCCAACCCTGTTTGAGGGTGTTTACCCTGAAGCATATTATACCATATGCACCGATGTTTTATACACTTCTTCTTAAGAAGAGGACACGTCCCATCGGGATCGAATATTGGCATTAATCTTTAGCGGCTACTATAACGTTTGCGTGTTTTACGTCCATTGATGGGACTGCAAAGCTTGAGGATGCGGTAGTTGCACTACTTAAACTTCCTGTAAATGGGTGAGTGTGAGAACCACCACCACCTGTGTTTGGAAAAGCTTCAGTGGCAAAACCTGGATTAGTAGGTTCAGCTCTTCTTCCCTGAAATGCAGGGTTCGCGAAAGATCTTAGAGGTGCGGGGTTTTGTCCTGGAGTAGCAGTTTTAGTTATTGCGTGGTTGTGACTTGGAATTTGTGGTGTTGTCAAAGTTGTAGATCCAACTGTACCGCTTAAACTTCCTGTGACGGGTAAACTTTTTGATTCTGTAGTTTTTGAATCTGAAAAAACTGTTTGAAAAGTATCAGCACCGCCTGTGCCTCCACCTGTACCAACAACAACTCTTAAGGCAGCGTTACCTAATGCTGCAGTTGTATCTTGTGTCCAACCCGTTGGTGCGGATGCTTGATAAAAAAGTTGTTTTGTTCCAGAGGGAAAAGCCTCGATGTCAGTAAGATTAGCACCACTACCTGTGTATGTTGTAGCAGACACTGCACCATTAGTTCTAAGAATAATATTACCACCACCAGCAGTAACAGTATCTTTAAAAGTAGTAGTACCTAATAAAGATGTTGATACTTCAACATTAAAATCTGAAGAACCATCACAGTAAACTCTTGAGTATGCACCTTGTGTTACCAAAGCACCATTAGCTGTGTGACCTGTAGCTGCTATGGTTAATGTTTGAGAACCTGTTGTATTGTTAAAAAATAAATATTCACTTTCGACCGCTGGAATAAATACAACTATGTCGCCTGTTAATGCACCTGTAAGCTCAATAACTTTATTTGAAGACTCAGCAGTGTCAGAGGCATTTGCTGTAGTCAAAGTAATATTAGCTGAACCCGCTACAGATTTTGATAAATATCCTGCCGCAAAGGCATCTAAAACCTCTAAATTATTATTGGTATTTGTGCCCCATGTATTGGCGTTTGCGCCAGTAGCCATGAGTTCTAATTTAAGTCTATCTGAATATGTGCTTGACATGATTTATACCTTTCTGAAATATATATTTTTTGTCATGCTGCGTCAACCTCTGTCCAAGTATTACTTGCTCCAGTTACCACATTGGCCCATGGGGTAGAGAAGGCATTGCCTGAAACAATAGTTAAATCCACACCTGTTACGTTTACCAAAGCCTCAGCTATAGTAGTTGGTGTTCCTTGAGCAAAACTTAACGCTACAGTTGAAGGGCTTACTATTACACCCGTGCCCACTTCTACAGTCTCTGTGCCTAATGCAAAGGTACTTGATAAACTACCTAATGTGACTAACGCATCAGCCTCTGCAGTCAAAGTCCCTAAAGCAGACGACATGGCAACAGATGGTGCATCTACTTGTGTAAAGATGTCAATTGTTACTGTCCCTATGCTAAAGTCTAGTTGATCAGAAGGTGCTATAACTCCGACATTACCTTCACCAGTTATACCTGATGCACCAGATAACGCTGCACCTATTGTTAAGCTGTCAAGTGTTTGTACTGCAGTTCCTGTTTGTGATGTAGTGCCTAAAGCACTTGTCATGCTAAGGCCGGTGACAGATACAATAACACCTGTTCCAACTTCTTGTGTTGTTGTACCTAAAGAGGTAGCCATTGTCACTCCAGTGACACTAACCTCTTGAGTTATATTTTCATTCCATGCAAACGAGCCCCAAGTATTTCTGCCCCAACCAGCGTCTACTGTGCCAGATGCAGTCTCATCTCCTGCAGTAAAAGCCATAGACAAACTTGCAAGAGTAACTCCTGTGCCCTCCTCTATGCTTAATGCGCCTAAACTAAATGTGGATGAAACACCTGTTAAAGGATAAATTGATTCAGCCTCACCTGAGGCAGTGCCTAAAGCTGAGGTTATTTGTAAAGAATCTAATGTGACTACAACGTCACCAACAAATGACTCAGTGCCTAATGCAAATGTGGAAGAAACACCCGTAAGGGTTACTGTTACAGAACTTTGTTGTCCCCAGAAGCCTTGCCCCCACGTGCCCTCATTCCAAGCATCTGCCATGGTAATGACTCCTTATATTAAGATAATCTTAATATAGCACTTGATGCATCGTTTGTTGGGAATGCGATTGTAAATGTACCGTTTGTTGATGTCTTTACTGCACCAAAATCTAAAACTGCAATAGCTGCATTTGTATTTGCTGATGATCTATTATAGATCAAAGCTGCTTGAGCAGAAATAGTTGCTGAAGTAAAACTTACGTTTGCAAAATCAACGAAAGCTGTAGAAGCTGTTGCACTTGTTTTTGTCAAGCCGATAGTTGGACTTGTTAAGGTCGCTCCACCTGCTGCATATGTTCCTGATGCCCCAACTTCGTTTGATGTTGAATAAGCTGTGGTGTTTCCATTTAAAGTTGCAGAGCTTGTGTAGAGAGCAAGATTAATTGTATCATTATCGATATCATGATCTCCCGCTAGCAACTCCTGTTTAAAGGATGCACAGACTGCTTGGTTTATTGTCATAATTTATGCCCTCCTTAGGCTTTTGGGTCTGCTGACGGTAAAGGTACTCTCAGTACACCATCAGTATACTCATCTCTTCGTTTACGTCCCATTTGCTCATTAGCAAAAGCCTGAAGAGCTGTTTGGAACTTCTGTGTGTATAATTGCATATCTTGTGTATTTTTCAAGTATGAATACGCTTCTGCTACCACACCATATAATAAAACCTCTGGTGCATTATTAGAAACAAAAGTTGTTGTTGAAGTTGATCCCGAACCATTACCTAATCGCTCTGGAGTTTCAGAATACCATAACTCTGCAGTATAAGCAGCATTAGGAGTTGGAGCTACTATCAAAGTATTTGAATCCCAGTTTGCCCAATACTTAGGTTCACCCGTAAAACTTGTATTTGAAGTTGATCTTTGAACTGCATACTCATCGATAAATGTAGTATCAACTTGTTCTAACCACTCTATTGTTCCATCTGATTTATGTAGTTGTAAACCCCTTGCAAATCTAAAACCTCCCTCAGGACCTGATACATCTAAGAAAGAGTTATTAGCGATGAAAGCTGACGTAGCATATCTTCGTTGTGAGTCAGAGTCTAAAAGTCTATCTATTTGATTTTCAATATTTGTAATAAAAACATTGACTACAGAATTAGATAATACATCAGATGTAACCTCTGTATAATTTCTAACATTATCTAAAAGCTCACTATAATTCATGATATCTCCACACTTACTGTACCAACACTTGAACCAATTAACAAGTCTGAGCTTTGACTAGACGGGATCATACCATCTGATTCAAACGCAGAATCCCCGGGTGCACCTACAAATACAGTTACGGGTTCTTGTCTTGCTGGTCTAGGATCTCTTAATGCTATTGCATCTGCAGGATGATGACCTGGATCTAATTGTGGATGTTTAGGCTCAAAACAATCAGGACATGTAAAAAGTCCATTCCATTCTTGTCTTAATTGTAAGTATTTATATTGTTGACCACATCTATCACATAGAGCTATAGCACGATTACCATTTGCAAAGGTCATTCATTACCCCACGTAAAAACTTCTAGGCACAATATTTACAGATGTAGATTGACTATCCTCTGTCAATGCTCTTTGTAATTCTGCCTCGTATCGTCTTTCTAATTCTTGTGATCTTTCTGGTGCTATCTCTTGTCCGAGGTAGTATGCTAATCCTGCGACAGTGCAAGGTAGAAATCTAAAAGGAGCATCAGGCTCATTTGTATAAGCACCTACGTCTTCTATTCTTCCAACATAAAAATAATTTATTTGTGTGTCTGTTTCATTAGGTGTTTGGTAAAGATTTATTTCAACATTTGATAAATTTCTTTGCACAAAGTATTGACTTGGTTGTCCTTGTTCAAATTTATTAGGCACATTTTCATATTCAGATCTAGATATCTTTGTCATGCTGGTGTCTGTTGTTGTGTTACCACTAATTTTTCTAAAAACTAATTCTAATACGTCTGATGCATCAGACGGTGCTGTATATGTTGTAGTGCCCGCAGTAAGATTTTGTGTGTGATTTTTTACTTTCCATAAATGTATACCCCGATTACCCCACTCTGAAAACAGCAAGTTTAAATTGTCCCTTGCTGCTTGCAGTTCATAACCTGTTCTCATAGATTTCCCACAACGAGCGTAAGCACGTTCAATAATGCTATCAAAACTAAGATTAAAAGTGGTGGTATTCGAGGTAGCCATATTACATCTTTGGCTTCATGCCACCGCCACGCTTCTTTACTGCGCCACGTTTTT